CTCTCCTGAAATCCCCAGGTTGCCACATCTGCTGCTGGGTCGCCCACGCCCTGCGCGAATATTTCTTGGTTTAATACGGCTTGCTCGCCGATATGTGATAGTGCCGGCCAGTAATAGTCGAATCTTGTTAGTCGGGACCACATCCTGTTTAGTCCCTGCTGATAGGTAAGATCGGCCCGCACTGATATGCAACCTATTATCGTTACATGTTCTGTAAATGATTTTGTAAAGCCGTGATTTGTAAATTGTCCTACGCCTACTCCCGCCAGATTACCTTGTGGGGTTAGGGCTGTTTGTACGTCTGTTGCTGTGAAGCCCGTTTGGGCTATTGGTGTTATGTTTATTGCTGTTGAGCCTCCGCCTAAATATTCTGGACGTGTGGCTCTCAAGTCCGGTGATGTTACCCCGAAGTGAGCTTTAGTTATTTCTATTAATCTTGTTCCTCCTCGCGCGTCGCGCTCGAGTAGTCTTTGAACTTGGAACGATTGTCTAAGCTCATTGATTGTTGCCGCTGTTGCATTTGTCAAGTCGGCTATTAAGCCTCCTGCCGGATCGAATGATGCCGGTGATTGTCCCTGAACCTCGACGCCTCCGCCTGATGCTACCTGCAATGCTCCGGTAGTTTGTAATGTATCGGTACCAGCCGCATAGGTATCCCACTGCGGCGCGAGTGTTATTCTCTCTACTGGTGCCGATGTGCCGAGCGGTAATAATACCGCATCGCCTTTTTGCGGGAATGGCAACGAACTTGTAAAGTAATCGTGCCTTTTTCCCCGCCTTGTTAGTTTATATGTTGATTCCGGGTCCGGTCCGTCCCCTAACGGGACTGGTAGTGAATCCTGTAAGTTTTGGTCCCGGTACCACTCGTTGTATATTAAGTTAAACGCCCTTAGTGGAAGTGCCGAGTGTGATATTCCCTCTATTAATGTTGGTATACCTAAATAATCATATATCGATTCATTTAAGTATCCTCCTACTGGTGATACTATTTGCGGGATTGTGAAGTCTGTGCTGTCGCTTGGATTTGTTTGCTCTCCCATAAATTTTGCCCAATTGTCCCATATTAACCTATTAGGGACTGCGAAGAATTGGCTCTCAATTATCATATTATCCATCGTCGGGAATATTGGTGTTGATAGCCTTGCCAGGGCTGCCGTATTTAATGAGAACGTGTCTCCCGGCAGTCCCTCATCGCAGAAGAACGGGATTAGAAATCCACCGTCGAACGTGCATTTGTACGGGCTTGATCGATCGAACGACGATCTTGGTATCTCTGCTTTCGGTACTTCGCTAAATTGATGCTGGCTTACTGACTTTCTGCTTGACGGCTGGTGATATGACATACTACTTAACCTCTTTTAAATCGCCTACTGGCGGATCGGTGAATAGTTGTTCCTGGGGGGATTCAATTACCAATTCTATACCAGTTGCCAGTGCAATTGGAATTGTTGTTTCGAATTTTGCTTTATCATCCCACCATGATCCTATCTGAAATAGTGTATAGTCTTCCGGATGTTTGCCGAACATATGTGTTCTATCATTGATGCAATCCGCGAAAACGCGAGTTGCCATGCCCACTTCGTGCAAGAAGAAGGGCGTGAGATAAGCTTTAGCTTTGCTGTCGAATATTGTGAATATCTTATGTACCATGATTTTTTATACCTTTAGTTTTCAGTTCTGGTTTTTTTGTAGTGTAGACATGGAGCCGACCTGCCGGGTCCCTCCTAATGCCTACGTAAATTTTCTTATTTGATTTTTTATCTGTTCTTTTTTGCATACTTCCCTCACTTTTAGTCGTTTTAGAGTGTTATCTTTTATGTGTTCCTCTGCGAATACAGTTCTCCGTGCTTTAATTTTCTCGCTAAGCCCCGGGTTTTCTTTTTCGAGTTGAACATCGTAATATTTCGGGGTTGGAACATGATGATAGCTATTTTTTGACAGAACGATGCAATCGTCGGATGGGAATATATCGTCTTTGAACTCGTCCCACCATGCTTTACCGATGCCGGGTTTATTGGACATCGTTGAGTACTCTTGTTGAACTGGGTAAATTTCGCCGGTAATCTCGCATACTTTTTTGTAATGCTCATCTTTTTTATCTCCGTTTATTTTCTTGGTTATATACCTGGCTACATAGCCAGCTGACTTGAGTGTCAAGTCCATTGTTGTTACGAATCCCATACCCCATATTTTGTTTAGTTTTTCCGATGTGTATACGTTTCCGCTTGTTTTTTCCTCGTATAATTCGAGATCATCAAATTGATGATTAAATATGCAAGCGTGGTAATGGGGTCTTCCTAGCTTGGATTCTAGTTGTGGTTTTCCGATATCTTCCTCTAGTTCGGCGTACTCGCCGCAGTGATAGAATCGGATTTTTTTAGGTTTAAGACTATATCTCAACGCTTTCATAAAGGTTGTGTAGTCTTTTTTTATTAGTGTCCCCCCTGCTGGGAGGTTTTGGTCGTTATAGGTTAGCGTTATCACGCAATTTTCTTCATGCATTTGTGCTTCATGCATGATCCTTACTGACCATTGTCTGGAATAGTCGAGCCGACAGCCTATGCAGCGGCCGCATTTTATCCAGACTGATTTTGTAGCGTCACCAGTCGGTGACTTTGAGAATATTAATTGCCCCCCGCTTACAGCTTGTTTTGCCTTAATTGGGTGGTAGCAAGTTATATTCTGTACCCGCCGCGCATGATTCGCCCCTGGCGATTCTTTTTGTGCGAGCGTGATGCTGTCCTAGTGAACAGCTTTTTTGATTTCCTGTTTGAAATCTTTCTTCGGTATGCCATTGGATAACCTCAGTTTTTTGTTTAGGTGCCTAATATTAGTCACCTAGTACATATACGTCAAGTAGAGATATGTACTTTCTCACCCCAAATACCGCGGTTTTTGATGGTGATTTTGCTCTTTTTTGTGTAGTTAATTATTGGGTATCTGAGCAAGTTTTTTAGATTGATTAAATAGAATTTAATTTTCATCTTTTTTCTCGCTCTCGCTCGTTTTTTGTTTTTGATCCGTTTTATTTTGTTTTTGGGCTTCGCCCTGTTTTGCAGAGGTAGTTTTTGGTTCTTGCTGAAGTTTATGCGCTAGTCCTAGTTCTACCATTTCTGCTTGATTTTTATTATCTTGGACAAAGTCCAAGAATTTTTGCGGATCGTTTTCGAACTTCGTTCTAATTGAGCTTGGAAGCTCGTCGAACATGGTCTGGCCAGTTCGTATTATTTCGAGTGCCTCCTGAAAGTCGTGACTCGTAGCGTAGCCATAGCTGGCTTCGTGTTTATTTACGTGGTCTATAGCCCCCGTTTTTTGATATTTCCGCATGATGTTATTGATATCACATTCAGCGGTAAATGATTGCTTTGTGAGTGATACACCCAGATCGCCAATGTCTCCCAGGTGTTCTTTTGGTCCATATGCGGACCTTATTACGAAAGGGTTTTTCTTTTTAGAAGTCATACCATTTGTCTCCTGCTTTGATTCGTTTAATGTTTCCTTTTCGTTTTGCTTTTTTATATATTTTTTTCATTTTTGGATTTGGTTTTCCCATTCGGGACTGGCTTTCCGCCCAGTTTTTCTTTACGTCGATAGCTGACGCTGCTCCTTTAGCTTTTTTATATATTGCGTCAATGTCTCGTCCGAACTCGCCTCCTGGTCGCTCTGCTCCCTCTTTTGTTAATGTTAAGCTTGTATTTGCTTCTATATTGTCGATTTCTGCTTTTACTTTCAGCGCCTGTAGCGCTGTTGACGCGAAGTCTGGGACTGGAGCCATAGCTCCCCCGGACGCCTTTGCGCCTGGTCCCCCTGTTCCCGATAATATCGGGTTTAATCCAGCTTTCCGAAGATCTATTACTTCGTATTGATGGGCTTTTCTTGCCATTTCTCGCTGGAATTTTATCGATTTTGATGCTTGTGAGCGTGCTGATGAGGCGCCTATTGCCGCGCCTCCTACTACTGCTGCTGCTCCTGCATATAAAGGCATTTGTTTCTCTCCTTAATCATTTGGACTGCGATTTTTGCGCAGTCCTCTATTGAGTATTGTGGTGTGTTTTGTTTATTAAAGCCGGGATGCAGCGTCATCGCTACAAGCCCGGCGAAGTATAGATCGAATATTTCTATATCAGAAATGATCGATCATTCCCGGTACGCCGTATAACGGCATTGGTCTAGCACACCTAAGACTGAAATATACGTCTAGAATGAAGTGTGGCTCCGATGGCACCGCTATTATGCGGTCTATTGGTGGATTGTCCTCTATGAATAGATCGTTGAGTACGGGCAAGCTGAGGAAGTTTTGCGATAGATGCCAAGCATCCAGTGTCTGAGGATCATTTGACCTCAGTTTTCCACAAATTTGTCCCGGGCGAAATCTATATTCGCCATACCTCTCCTGAAATCCCCAGGTTGCCACATCTGCTGCTGGGTCGCCCACGCCCTGCGCGAATATTTCTTGGTTTAATACGGCTTGCTCGCCGATATGTGATAGTGCCGGCCAGTAATAGTCGAATCTTGTTAATCGGGACCACATCCTGTTTAGTCCCTGCTGATAAGTAAGATCGGCCCGCACTGATATGCAACCTATTATCGTTACATGTTCTGTAAATGATTTTGTAAAGCCGTGATTTGTGAATTGTCCTACGCCTACCCCTGCCAGATTACCTTGTGGGGTTAGGGCTGTTTGAACGTCTGTCGCTGTGAATCCTGTTTGGGCTATTGGTGTTATGTTTATTGCAGTTGAGCCCCCGCCTAAATATTCTGGACGTGTGGCTCTCAAATCCGGTGATGTTACCCCGAAGTGAGCTTTAGTTATTTCTATTAATCTTGTTCCTCCTCGCGCGTCGCGCTCGAGTAGTCTTTGAACTTGGAACGATTGTCTAAGCTCATTGATTGTT